GCGCGGCGGCGCGGGCGCGCCCGGGGGGGGGGGGGGGTGACAAGCCGGTCCCCGTCGTACACGGACGCACCCGCGTCGGGGCCGTCCAGGTAGAAACAGGGAAGCCCCGTTTCCTTGTGTATCCATGCCTTGATCATTGGACGCTCCTCACGACCTTGACGGCCTCGGTCCGCGCGAACGCGCGCGTCTGCTCACCCGTCCATGGATTTGTCACGAGCGCAGTCACGTGGACCGTCGCCGAGCCCGCACCCGTGGCGTTGCCACCCACGCCGCCCGTCGCATACGGCGTCGCCGCGCCGGGAATGTACGTGCCGCCGAAAATGTCAGCGATACGCCCGAGAATGGCCTCGCTGCGCTTACGCTTCGACTTTGCGAGCGGTATATAGCCTTCGCCGCCGGTTTCAGGCTCTGCCCACACGCGCCAGGCGCCCGCCGGGGCGATCTGCGCGACGTGCCGCTCACGGTGGAACCCACCGCCCGCGTAGAACGAGAGGACCGACCCGTCGGCCTGCGCGGACGGCCCACCCGACTGGCTGTACTGGCCGATGACGTTTATGTACCAGGTTTGGCCGTTCCACGCGGCCTTGATGCCTTCCATCTTGCTGCTGACGTAGTCATTCGCGTTGATGTTGACATACGGGGTGTAGCCGTCGATGGCTGCCTTGATGGCGTCGAGCTTCGCGTTCGCCTCGTCGTTGTTGCCGTCGATGGTGACTGTGCCGGTCGCCGCGTCGACCTCGCCGACCGACGCGACCAGCTCGGCGATTGCCGGGTCGTTGTTCGCGTCGATGGTGATTGTGCCGTCCTGGTTTTTCGCGTAGCCGAGGGTTTCCAGGATGGTGGTGATCGCGGAATCGTTGACGGCGTTGATCGTGATGGTGCCGCCGTTCTGCGCCTGGACGTAGGCGATAAATGCGTCGACGGACGCGTTCGCAGCCTCCGTCTCGGCGGTGACGTGCGACTCAATATTTGTCGGGATAAGGTTCAGTTGATCGGCGAGCGCGGCGGCGTCGTCCGCTGACAAGCCCATGGCCTGCGCGACGGCAATGAAGTTGTCGCGAGTCGTGGTCATGGCGGCCTGCATGTCCTCCATGGTCGCGCCGTTTTTTTCCATGCTTTCGACGAGTTCCCAGCCGCTCTTGGCTAGGTCGTCGAGGGCGGCTTGGTTGGCGCGCCCAGCGGCGGTGGTGATGTCGAGGGTCTGGCCGTTTTTTTCGACGGCTGCGTTCGCCGCGTCAATCGCGTCGTACAAATTTCGCCACGACCCGCGCTCGCCCAGGATGATGTCTTGCAGGGTCTTTTGGGCATCGATCAGGTCGTGCGTCGCCTTGGCTTGATCTTCCATTGCCTGCACGGCGCGGTTCGCCGATGAAGCGAGCTGGTCCTGCGCCGAGGCGTTAGCCACGCCCGCGCGGGCGGCCTGGTCGTTCATCTCGGCGGCCTTGCCCATGGCTGCCTGGGTCTCGTCCAGGGCTTGAGTGGCATCATGCACAGCGTCGGCGGTTTCCTTGCCCCACGTGCTCAGACTGGGGCCCCGATAGTTCGTTTTACTGACGTTGTCCAGGAACGCGCGGACGCGGGCGTTGGCTTCTTCGGACCCCATGGCGGCGTCGACGTAGTCGTTGATGTCGCCGCCGAGCTTCTCGAACGCCGAGGCACCGGAATGGTGGCCGCCCCAGAATGTGCGGGTATCCTCGTTCAGGCGCTTCAGGGCGGCGCCGCGCGTCGCGCCGGTAGCCGCGTTCGACACAGCGTCTAGGGTTTCGGCGAATTCCTGAGCCATGGCGGTTGCGCGCGCCTGCTTCGCCTGGTAATCGGACAGGGCGCTCGTCAGCGCGCCGAGCGCCACGGTTGCGGCGAGACCCCACGGGCCACCGAAGGCTCCCATGAGGGCAGATCCGGCGCCCTTCGCGGCGCGCCCGATGCCAGACAAGGCCGGGGCCGCTGACTGCGCGAGCGCGCTCATGTTCGACACGCCGTTCGCCCGTGCGGTGACCCACGCGTTGCCGAAGCCGCTGATAGCGCCGCGCGCGTCCGACAGGCCCCCGCGCATTGCCGCGAAACCGCTGCCAATCCGCGTAATGAATGGGATCGAGCCGTTCAAGGACGACAACGCCGTGCGAATGTCGGTGATCGTCGTAAAGATCTTCATACCTGCGCCCGCTGTGAGGGCAGCGGCGGACGTGAAGGCCGCTAGGCCGAGCGCGCCCTGCTGCACGGGGGCGGGGAGGGCGCTGAAGGCGTTGACGGCCTGCTCGGCGAACTGCACGATGGACCGGAGGAAGTCGTTAGCGCCCGAGCCGCTCTTGATGAACAGCGTCTCAAACGACCCGCCGAGCTTTTCGAGGTCGCCGTTGAGGTTGTCCATGCGGGCCTCAGCGGTCTCGGCGGCGTACCCGGCGTCGTTGACCTTGTCAATCCATGACTGGATGCCCTGCGCGCCCTGCTCGTACAGGATGGACGCGGCACGGATCGCGTCCTGGCCGAACATCTTCTTCAGGGCTGCCTGGCGGTCCTCGGCGGTCAGCTTCGACAGGGAGTCGTGGAGCTGGCCCGCGTAGGCGGCGAGGCCGACAAACTGTCCCTGCGCGTCATAGGCATGGATTCCCAGTTCCTCCATGTACTTGGCGGCCTGCTCGGATTGCGGCGTCATGTTCAGGAGCATCGTCTTAAACGAGGTGCCCGCGTCTGAGCCGAGGAGGCCGGCGGCGGCGAACGCCGACAGGGCGCCCGTGGTTTCCTCGATGCTGAGCCCGGTCTGGGAGGCGACGAGGCCCGCCTGCTTCAGGGCCATGCCGAGGTCAGACACGTCGCCCATGGCCTTGCCAGCGCCGGCGGCGAGGAGGTCGGCGACGTGGCCGACGTCCGAGCCTGAGAGCTTGAACTGGGTCAGGGCCACTGACGCGATTCCGGCGGCGTCGGCGACACCCAAGCCGCCCGCGGCGGCCAGGTCGAGCGACCCCTTCAGTCCGCCGTTTAGGATGTCGGCGGTCGAAACGCCGGCCTTGGCGAGCTCCTCGATAGCGGCGGCGGCTTCGGACGCGCTGAACGCCGTGTCCGCGCCCGCCTGAATCGCGGCTTCCCTGAGCTGGTCCATGTTTTCGGCGGACTCGTGGGTGGCGGCCTGCACGTTGCTCATAGCCTGGTCGAAGTCCGCGAAGGACTTGACCACATACCCGGCGGCGGCGGCCGCGGCGACACCGTAGCCGACCATGGCCGTTGAGGCGGTGTCCCAGGCGGCGCGCTGTAGCTGGGCGGACTGCGCGAGGCGGCCCATGGTGGTCTCGGCGGCCTTCCCGGTCGGGTCGCCCTTCGCGGCGAGCTGTTCGAGGCTCGTTGCCGCGCTCTTGATCTGGCGGTTGAAGTCGGCGACGTTCGCGCGCAGGGTGACCTTGATTGACCGTTCAGTCATGGGCGTTGGCCTTTCTGCGCGCGATCCGCGCCGCTATGTGACGGTGCCCCGCCCGGCGGTTAGTCCTCGGTGCCGGTGAACACCACCGTCGGGACCATGCCGGGCGCGGGCCCGTTCTTGTTCTTCTTGCGCCACAAATCGAGGGCCATCTGAGCATTATCTTGGTGCTCTTCGACCTCGAAATAGCCCTCGTAGTCGCCTTCGGTGAGGCGCTTGGGGTATCCGTATGAGCCGACGCGGGTGTCCTCGTACATGTCGAGCGCGCCCGCGAGGGTGCTGTCCATTTCGCCCCACGTGTCGCCGGGGACACCCAGGAACTCTGTCGGGCGGCGGCCCCATTTCTTCGCGCTTCGGAGCGCCCGGACCAGCCACGCGCCAGCGGGCCGGTCCAGGCACTCCGTCACGAAGGGACCGAGATGCGCGGCGCCTGCGTGTTGACGGTGGCGACTGCCTGCACGAGGGCCACGACCTGCGGTTCGATTCGGTCGCGCAGGGTGGCGAGCATGTCCACGGTGAGGCCTTCGGGGGAGGTGATCTGCGCGGCGAGCTGCTCGAGCGTCGCCTGGTCGCCGTCAATGCCGCGCTCGTCCATGTCCTTGCGGAATCGCTGGACCCAGTCGGCGGATCGGCCCTGGACGGTGATGTCGAGGGCCGACGCCTTGATTTGGGCGGCGACTTCGCGCATCTGCGCTTTGAGGGCGCGCATGTCGTCGACGTTGGCGGCGCGCTTCGCTTCGTCGTAGCGGGTCTCCAGGGCGGACAGGTCGGCGAACAGGTCGCCCCTTGCGTACAGGGTGACGGTGCGCTGGACGGGGGTGACGCCGGCGATCCAGGCGGCGAGGTCGAACGTCTCCGGGGTAATGGACGCGTCGGGGTTGGTGTGCGTGATGTTGAGGTCGCTCATCGTGAGCTCGTCGGTGGCTGCCATGCCATGCTCCTAGCTGCGTGGTTGCTGGGCTGCCTGCGTGGTGTGGGGGTGGCCCGCCCGGCAGGCGCTGGCAGCCCAAAAATGGTGCCTGCCGGGCGGGAGATAAGGGTGGCGAGATTAGGCAGGCAGCAAGCTAACCACGGCGACGTCCTCCGCCGCGTCCATGATGTTGAGCTTCGCCGTTCGCTTGATGTAGCCCGCGAACCGGTCGCTGGGCTTGGTCGGCGTACCGAGGACGACCTCGTACACGGAAACGATGTCGCCTTCGGCGATCGGCTTGGACTCAACGGGGCCTTCGCGCTCCACAAGCCAGATCGTGGTCCCCTTCTTGCGGATGAGGTCCCAGACGAAGTCGTCGGCTGAGACGGGCTTGCCGGCCTCGTCGAGGTAACGGAACACGGTCAGATTTCCTGCGTAGGACGTGGGGCCGGGGGCCTTTCCTTCGCCGGTCTTGCACATCTCCTGCTCGGTGATTTCCGTGTCCGAGTCGGCGCCGAGCGCGTAATCGGACTTCATGATGTAGCAAGAAATCTTCTTGCCTGCATTGATTTCAGAAACGGACGGCACTGCCATGTTCTGCGGCTTCGCGGTGAGCGCCCACAGGGCGATTCGCCCATCGGCGAGAGTCTTTGCACCTGCCATAATCAGTCTTCTCCTTCGGTGAGGTGGTCAGTGGTGTCGTCCCCACTGTCGGGGGCGTCGAGGGGGTCCTCCTGGCCGCAACACAGCGGTTCGCGGGCCTCGGGGGGCGGGGTGAGCGTCCAGTCAGCACCCCAGATCGGGTGCCCGATCCAGTGCTCGGGGATGTCCTGGAACACCCGGGTTCGGGTGTTGTAGGCGGTGACCATTCAGGTCTCCTTTACTGGTGTTGCGCGGGCGCGCAGTGTGATCGTGCAGTAGCGGGGGGCGCGGTTCGCGGGCGCACCCACGGTCGAGTTGTCCGCGCGCACGTCCGTCACGCCCACGTGCGCGAGCGGGAAACACCTCCACCCCTCGACGGTGGGCGCCCATCCGGCCAGGCGGGCTGTGGCCTGATCGGCGAGGTCCAGGACGTTCGCGGTCGTCGCGGCGACGACCTGTACGTGCAGGCGCACGTCAACATCGCCGCCGCAACCGCTCACGGCTTCGGACGTGGCCAGGGTGGGCGGCCCCCACACGAACACAAACGGCAAGCCGGGGTTGCCGGGTGGGTCGCCGACGAACGCCTTGACAGGCACGTCCGTCGAGGTGAGGGTGGCGAGGTGATCGCGCATCTGATTCATGACGGTGAGGGTTAGCCCCATAGGTCCTCCACGATGTCAGAAACGGCCTTCTGGAAGGCTTCGGCTTCTTCGGTGAGTGGTTCGATGGGGTCGCGGGTGTGTCCGCCGCCCCTCGAGGTGCCGAAGTAGGCGATGTTTGCGAGCGCGCCGCTCGGTTTGTCGGGGCCGATCTCGGCTTCGACGGTGGTGCCGGTGTCGGTGAGGTCGTAGGAGATGGACCGGGCGACGTGGCGAATGCCGGCGTTGCCCGACTGCTCGAGGTCGGCCTGAAGGGCGCGTTTGATGTTCAGCGCGCCGCGGCTCACGGCGGGCCTAAGCCAGCGTGAGAGTTCGCCGGGGAGGCGGCCCGCGTCGGCGGCGATCTGCCTAACCTCGGTGGTGTCAATCTCGATGCCGCTCACAGGTCGTCTCCGTTGGTCTCGACGTCGACCTGGAATCGCCGCGAGGTGACGTGCGTTTTGTCGAACAGGCCCGTGACGCGGAAGACGGACAGGTAGCCTGCGACGCGGATGAGGTCGCCGACCCTGACGGCGTCGACGTGGTGTGGGAGGTGGATCGAGTACCGTTGGATGGTGACGAGGGCCCCGGCGGCGTTCGCCGCTGTCTCGTGCGCCTCGTATGTCTGGACCTTGCATGGCCCAGCCCATACGGGGGTTTCGGTGATCTGGTCGAGGCCGTCGGGGCCGGTGGTGACGGTCGGCCTTGTGACGGTCGCCCGGTCGACCATGAGGGCCTCGGCGGCGCGGCGCCCCGCGAGGACGGCGGTGCGCGCGCTCATGCCCAGCATCCCGTCGGCGTGGTGTCGGCGTCGCGGCCCCCAAGCCAAGGCACGGGCGCGAGTACTGGCATGTAGGCCCCCGATGTCGAGCCGTCCTGAGAGAGGCGCGCCCATTCGTCGGCGGTGAGGGTCAGCTCGACGGCGGATGCCGCCGCATCCAGCGTGTAGCTGTAATCGTCGATCCGCTCGTTCCGCTTGCCGTCTGGGTTGCGGGCTCGTCGGGCGACGACCTCGCTGATGACGTCGGCGAGGATTTGACGGTCCAACGCGGCCAGGTCGCCGAGTCGGACGGCGATGATGCGCTCGGTCTTGGCGACCCAGTTGAGGATTTGCGCTTGTTCGTCTGGGTCGGTGATCGGGCGGCCCAGGGTGGTCGCCACGTCGATTACGGTCGCGTAGGCCACGGTGGGCCGCCTTTCACTCGTCGGTGGGGTGGTGGGGTGCCCGGCGGGTGGGCGCCCGCCGGGCACGTCAAGTGACCTCCGTCGAAGATCACTTGCGGGCGATCTTGACGAACGCAGCCGGGTCTGCGAGCGCGAAGCCGTACTCGGCCTCCGCGCGGATGGCGACCAGGTTGTTCTCGTACAGGGAGACGAGCTGACCGCCGATGGTGACGGTCGCCTCGGTGGACACGTCCATGGTGATGCCGCCGACCGTGCCCCAAGCGGTCTTTGTCCAGTCGCCCAGGAAACCGACGGTCTTGTCGTTGCCGACGTTCTCGTGCAGGTAGGAGGGGCGGCCCAGGATGGAGCCCGAGCGCAGGGCGGGGATCAGGCCGTCATAGGATGCCTCGGCGAACAGGGGGCGGCCCGAAGCGTCCTTGGTGGTGAGGAGGTCCACCTCGAATCCGGTGTCGAAAGCGAAACCGTTAACCTGCTTCTTCGGCGTGCCCTGAAGGTTCAGGCCCATGGCCTTGACGAGGTCGTCGTAGGTGTTCGCGCCGGCGGTGCCGCCCAGGGTGACGGACTTGGTGGTGGCGGACAGGGAGGTGCCGAACGGGCCGGTGCCGTTACCGTCGCCGCCCTTGTTGTGGAACACGGCGAGGTCGAAAGCGCGGGCGAACGCCTCGGCGAGTAGACCGGCGAGGGTCTCAGAGTAGCCGCCGGGGTTCGCGCGAATGACCTCCTGGGAAGCGACCGCAATGGCGGTCAACTTCTTGGGTTCCATCTTCACCAGGCCGAGGGCGGCCTCGGTGGTGTGCTTCTGCGCACCTTCGGGGGTCCAGTTCGCGGTTGGCTTGCTGGTCACGATGGGGAAGGCCTGGCCGGATGCGCCCAGCGGGACCTTCTTCATGAGGGACATTGCGGCGCTGCCCTTGGCGGCTTCGTCGAAAATGGGGCCGGCGAGTTCCGGATTGATAAAGCCGTTAAAATCGGCAAGCTTCTTGGCGGCAGTGATTGCCATTGTGGGGTGCTCCCTTCGAGCGTGAGGTTGTGTGGGTGGGGGTGGGCTGCTCAGAGCGTCAGCGCCCGCCGACGGCCTCGACCAGCATTGCCGTCAGCGCGTCCGTCGTGGTGGCCGGTTCGGGCGCGCCGCCCTGCGACGGGTCGGGACGCATGGCCAGCGGCGCGGGGGATGCGTCAGAGGCCGGGGCCGGGGCCGGGGCCGGGATCGCGGCGAGGAGCTTCTCAGCGGACGCCGTGAGCTCCTCGGCAGTGTTTCCCTGCAGGAACTCGGCGAGGGCGTCGGGCACGTGCATAGCGTGGATGACCTCGGCGCGGGCGAGCTTCGCCTGCAGTTCTGCGACCGTGGCGGCAGCCTGTTCGGCGGCGACGCTTCCGGCGGTCTTTGTCTCGTCGAGGGCCACGGACAGGGCCGCTACCTGGGCTTCGAGGTCCTTGACGCGCGCGTCGGCGGCCTTGCGGGCGTCGCGTTCGGCGCGCAGGGCCTTAACACCGCCTTCGTTGAGTGTTTCCTCAGCGGGGGCCTCGGGGGCCTTGGTGTCCGGCGTCTGGTCGGGCGTGGTTTCGGTGGGCATGAGTGTGTGGTTTCCTTTCTCGAATCGCTCGAGGGGCCGACGCGTGCCGTCGCGGCGCGAGTCGGTGGCTTAGTGGGCGGCGCGCAGGAGGGCGCGCATCCGGGTAAGTTCGCCGCCTGTCGCGGTGGCCGCGTAGTAGCGGGCCTCGACTTCGGCGGCGATCTCAGGTGTGAGGGGGTAGTCAGCGCCGCCGATGCGGGCGCCGCCGTGGCGTTCCTGCGCGGCGGGGGTCCAAGGGTTGAGGCCGTTTTGCACGTCCTGCCAGTCACGGGAGGCGACGGCGACGCGCCGTTCGGCGGCGGTCATTCGGCGCCCCTCATAGGTGGCCTCGTATTGGCCGCGAAGGGCGCCGCCGCTGACCTGTCCGCGCCCGGTGATGTACCCCTGCGCGCGCAGGGCCTCGACGGCCTGCTCACGGTTCGGGTTGAGCCGGTAGATCGTTTCCGGCGTCATGCGCTTTTGCCCCGGGCGCAGGAGCTGGCCTGCCCACCCGTGCTTGCTGGTGCCCTCCGTGGTGAACGAGCCGCGGTATCTCATGCCGCGGCGGGCGTTAACGACCTGGTACATGTCAGCGCCGTCGCGGATCGCGCGGGCGCCCGCGTTCGTGAACACCCTGTCCTGCTCGGCCTCACTCATACGGCTGAAAGCCTCGTATGGGTCGTCGATCAGGCCACGCGCGAAGGCTTCGGCCTGGTCCGTGACCATGGTCGGCACGTGCGTACAGTCGCACCGGGGATGCCGTAGAAAACCCTGGTTCCACCTGTAGAAACGGCCTGCGAGGATCACGCACCGGCTGCACGACGGGGGATTCAGCATCCGCACGTAGCCGACGCGGGGCCGGGCGGCGATCTGCACGCCCGCCGCACCCCGGCCCGCGTCCGCGACCTCGGTCAGGACCATCATCGATAGCTGACGGCCCCCCGCCGCGAGCGCCTCGGCTGGTTCCATGCCGTCGGCTATGAGTGCGCGGGTGGTGATTGCGGGTCCGCGTAGAAGGGTGTCGAGGTTGCGTCCGTCGGCTGTGAGGCCGGCGAAGGCGTCGGGGTCGACGAGGCCGTCGGGCGGGGCCCAGGTGTCTTGTTGGCCGAGTGCGAGGGCGCCGCTGACTAGGGCGCTGGCTGCTGCTGTGCGTTGCGCATCGGTGATGGCGGCGGTGACGGTGGGGATGTGCTCGTGCCAGGCGTCGGTGATCCAGTTGGGGCCGAGGCGGTGCCAGTGGCGTGTTGCTGTGGCGAGGGCGCGGGCTTCCTGGTCGCGAACTAGCGCGTAGTGGTGGTCAATCGCGGGCGGTATCGATGCCATGTGCGGCGTCCGTGTCGTCGGCGGTCAGTGCGGGGGTGGTTTTTTCCAGGAGTCGCAGGAGGTCGGGGTCGGTTTCTTCCTCGCGCAGGTAGGCGAGTTCGGTGGCTTTGCGGGCGTCGTCCCAGCCGAGCTCGTCCCAGGCTCCCTCGCGGCTGATGAGGGGTTTTCCGCCTGCGAGCTTCTGCAGGGCGTCGGCCTTCTGGCTGAATGTCGGGGTTGCCGGGTCGTGCCAGGCGACGTTGACGGCGCCCATGGGGATTGTGTGGCCCATGATGCGGGCGGCGATTGTGAGCGCCCTAGAGAGGGCCGCGCCGCACTCAGCGTTGACGCGCTCGACGCGCTTGACGAGCTTCGATTCCTCGGCGCGGATCGCGCCCTCGGCGGGCGGGTTTGTCGTGATGAGGCCGAAATAGCGGGCTGGGAAGCCAGTCAGGGACGCGGCGAGCTTCCCGTACAGCTCAATAGTGCTGTGGAAGTTTGACAGTTCGCCGGGGGCGAGCTGGGTGACTTTTGCGCCCGCGTTCTGCAGGGCCACGAAGGGGTTGAGGTAGTTCGTCCACGCGCTCGGGTCTGCGAAGTCTGAGCGCTTGGCGCCCATGATGATGCGCTTGGGCACTGCGTTGGTTTCCAGCGCGGCTTGCATCTGGGTAATGGCGCGGGCGGCTGCGTCGGTGACGCCCATGATGTCGTCCATCTCGCTATGGCCGGTGGTTTCGCCGGTCATCTGACGGTTGAACGAGGGGATAACGGGGACGACGCCGAGCCGGTGCTCGTCGCGGTCAACCACGCGCCACGCGCCGTCAACCGTCGCATAGGTGGTCGTGGCGTCCGGCGTGTAAATCGTCGCGTAGCGGGTTTGCGTGCCGTCTGCTGCCTGGTCGGTGACGATGCGCACGGCGTGCGTGATCGTCTTTCGACGGTAGTTGAACTTCACGGTCATTTGACGGGGGGACTCCACACAAATGATCGGGTAGTCGCCCTCGGCGTCGCCGACACCAACGGACAGATAGGCCCGCCCGTAGATCAGGCGGTCTCGCTTCCATTTGCAGAGCTCGGCTTCGAGGTCGTTTGCGTCGATCATGGCGCGCAGGGCGTCGGCGACTTCGGGGTGTGCGGGGACCATGATGCCGCGCACGTCCTGGCGCTCCTCGATGGTGTCGACGACGACGCGGGGCCAGTTGACGACGGTTTCGAGGGTGCGCAGGGCCGGGGGCAACGCCAGACCGAGATGCTGCAACGTCTGGCGGCCCTCGTAATAGGCGCGGTGCTTGCGGTCCGCCGGGGCCGTGAGGTTGAGGTTGTTCTCAGCGTCGGCGAGCAGGCGGGCCTCGTCGCGGGTGATCTGGTCAGTCATACGATGTGGGGTCCTTTACCATGCGAAGGTGATAGCGCCGCCGCCGGCCTCCCAGCCTTCGGCGTGCTCATCCGCCGCTGCCTCGTGGGCAAGGACATCGGCCATGAGCACGTCAATCTTCATGTGCTCGGCTGGCTTGCCGAGGATGAATTTGTCGCCGGGTTTGGCGACTTTTCGGGCGTGGAGGGCGCATAGCTTCGCGGTCTCGTCCTGGGTGTGCGTGGTGAGGCCTTCGGCGAGGTCCTCGCGGAAACGCACGAGGGCCGCGAACATTCGTGTGATCGAGTTCGTGGGCCACTGCACGACGACGTAGTCGCCGTAGAGCTGTTCCCAGTGGTCTATTTGGGTTTCCCAGTGGCGGGGGTCGCAGTAGAACCGTTGGACCGTGTAGCGGTCCATGAGTTCGGCGACCGCCGCGTCCACCTCGCCCCTGGGGATGCGGCCTTCGGGCCATTCCTCGGGGTTCCAGACGGTGGGCCGCTGGTCGGGCCCGTAGGTGGGGGTGAACCTGAGTCCGTCGACGGTTTCGGCGCGGATAGCCGTCCAGTCACCCGACCGTGAGCCGTCGAACCCGAGCGCGATTTCGCAGCCCGGCTCAGGCTGGGTGTCGCGGGTCTGACGATCCCACAGCTTTTCGGTGAGGTAGGAGCCTTTGCCCTGCACGAGGCGGTTCCCGAAGAATCGCTCGGCCTGCGTCGGGTCCGTTTCGATCAGCTCGTCGACCTCGGCGTCGATCGCCTTGGGGTCCACCCACGGCGAGGACGCATACACGAAACGGTGAATCTTCGACCTGTCCGCCTTCTTCGTGTAATCCCAGTCCAACGGGGGCTTCTCGTAGAACTTGAAGATGTCACGGGCGCGCGACTGGTAGGCCTGCTGGGCGGCGCTGTCCTCCATGGGGTCCCACGGGTTTGTCAGCTCAATCGTTCGGCCCTGCATGCCTGCGACCGCGCGTCGGATCGTCTGCCAGGTGTTCAGCACGCCCGATTGCGGCGTGTAAAGGCCCGACTCATCCGCTATAGCGCACGTGAACGGCTGGCCCAGCTTGGACCTGGCCGCCGACGTGACGGGAACGATCTTCCCCTCATTCGGGAGACGCACGAAACCTTCACGGACGCGCACGAAGTCGCCGAGCGGGCCGCTCTTAATCATGGCCTGCAAAGGCTCGTACACGTTCCGCGTCTGGTCCTCGGCGAAAGCCAGGAGGGCGATCAGGCTTTTGTCGCGGGGGCGGCCCATGGCCTCGCCCGGCTCATACCAGTACTCCCACCCGCACCCGCACCCGTGGTCCGCGCACCTGTACACGTCGCCGTCACGCGCCCACCCGGCGAACATAGCCGGCCCCACGCCCTCCGCGAGCGCCACCGCCGCCGCGAGCGGCGACTTACCCGACTTCTGAGGCCCCACCCACAGGCTACGCCGGTAGGTGAACGGCTCCACAAGCCGGTGCGGGTCCGCAACTGCTTTGGCCTTGATGCGGTAGTGGTTGGCGTTGCAGTACAGCTGCCACCCATTCAACACGAGTGGCTGGTTGAAGTAGACGCCCGAGGGGACGAGGCAGTGGGCTTCGATCCAGTCAGAGATCAGGAACCCCAGAGTGTGATTCGCGTTGAAATCAAGGGCGAGAGGGGGCGGCGCGTACTCATCATGAGCCATCACTGCCGCCGTCGACGACGGTCATGCCAGCCAGGCGGGCGCGGGAGGAGCGTCGGCGGGCCGGCCGCTCAGAGGGTTCAGCTTCGGCGGGGGCGCCGGTCGTGATCTGCCACTGATGCAGGGCCAAGCCCGAGGCGGTGAGGCCGATCTGGTCGGCCAAGCGCAGGAGCGCGGTCTTATCGCCCGCCTTCGCGCCCTCCTCCTCACACGTGACGGCCAAGCGCACCCACTGCGCGACGCTGTACGTCATCCAAGGCTGCTCGCGCCACACCTCAGATTGCGGCTGGCGCCAGGCCCACTCCCACAGTTCGAGCTCGCGCTTCCACCGTAGCTCGGTTGCCAGCTTGCGGAAACGGCGCCCCCCGTTGGGGAGGGTTTCCCAGAGCTGCATTGGGGGCATGGCGAACTCTGGGACGGGCGCGGTGGCGGGAACACCGCCGAGCTGACGGAAGGCGATCCCGCGGGCGTCACTTCGAGCACTGTTGGGGTTGACGGGCGGCCCACTACGGGCGCGCGCTCCACCGGAAGGCATGGTCGGTCTCCTCGCTGGCCGGCGTCGCGCCTGCCTGCAGGGCCACCTCGGCGTCGCGCCGGGCGGCTTTTCGGTTGCGGGCGGGCCCTTTTGAACCCTCCGCACTGTTTACACCCCTCACCGGCGGTCTGACGGGGCCCCCGTCGGGGCCACCCCCCTGGGGGGTATCCGCGTCAGTTCATGTCGGTTCGGTCGTATTTGTGCGCCGCTTTGCCTGCGGCGCTGCGATTGCAAAAAACGTGTTCTGGTCCACGAATGATCGAACGATCTTCGTCATCATGTCCAAGATCGAACGGCTCGCCTGCCTCAATGGGCTTGCCACACCGCCAACAGGTGGCCTGGCCGGCCTCAACGAGGCGGGCGGCCCGCGCCCGGGCGGCCCGGTAGTGGCGGTCGTACCCGCGCGCGGTTGAGTAGCCGCGTTGCTGTTCGCGCTCGCGGTTGTGGGTTGGGCAGTAGCGGGGGCCGGGGTGTGGGATGAGGGCGGGGCATCCTGGGTGTGGGCAGCGTCGGCGGGCCAAGGGTCACCTCTTTATGGTGGGTGTCACGTCCCCATGCGTTGACTTAGCGTTGCGCGCGGGCTATAGTTAGTTGTGTCAGGAGGGAACAAGCCCCCTGCAACTCAACGAAGGAGATACCACAATGGAGACCATCTGGACCCCCGAGGACCTGGCCGAGGTTATCGAGCTGACCGGCGAGCCCACCCGCTTCACCACCCTAGAGGAGGCGCGGGGCATGGTGCGTGACGCTATCGGCCTCGACGCCGACGCGGATGTCGATGAGCTGATGACCCGCTGCTTCGCGTGGTACCAGGCAGCCGACGCGCGCACCGGCACGATCACCGCGAGCCGTCAGGGCTTCTACCAGAGCGTGACCCCCGAGGACTTCTGGAAGGAGGTCGCGCGCCGCGGCGTGTGCCCCCGGGTGATCCACAAGCCCCCCGCCCTGTTCCCGGGTGGGGGGTCTTGCATATCGATTCAGGAGGCAGGGTATCCGTGGCACACTACACCCGCTTCAAGTGTGACACTACCACACTTAGGAGGTATCCGCTACTCAGTATCCGCGCGTGTCGCCACCTGCGCGCGGTGCGCCTTCTGCAGTTTGGCAGTGGCTTTGACGGCGGCGGCCAGGTCACCGTCAATGGTCGCGTCCATGGTGTCCCTGCGCTCCATGAGCTTCACAACAACGCCCACGGTCTCAGGGTCCCCCTGCGAGGCTAGAGGCCAGAGCGCCGAGCTCATCTTGTCAAGGCGCCGCGCTTCTACGTCGGGATCGTAATCGCGAGGGTCCAGTTTCTTCCCCGCTTTGATGAGGGCCTTCACGTCCTTGACAGTGGTGTCGAGGATGTCGGCGATCTTGGAGACGCTTAGGCCAGCGGTCGCGAGGTCGAGGGCGCGCAGGGCCTGTCCGCCGTCGGCGTTCATGCTGCGCCCTGTTCGCTGTCGAGGCGGTCACGGACGGCGCGCACCTGATAGAGCCCGCCGGGCTGCGTGGGCACGTGGCCTCGGTGCGCCCACTGCCTGAGCCTGTCGTGGGTGAGGGCAGGAAACGCGCTGCGGAGCGTCTGCCAGTCCACATAGATTGCGGGGTTTCGTGTGTTTCGTAGCACGTCGTTCAGGGCTACTTTACGGGTCATTGCTTGGTCATCCTTATCTTGATACCACCTGTCGCAGCGCTCGCACGAGCCATGCTCTGGGATGCCGCTAGGGGTGGGGTCTGTAGTGATGTCGCCCCCGCAATTCGGGCACGTACCGATGACTTGCGGGGTGTGGCCGGTCGCGCGCGCGAGGACGCGCCACGTGTCGGCGATGGTCTCTGCGAGCGCCTCCCAGTCGGCGGCGTGGTCCTGCGCCCACGTGACGGTGCCGATCAGGTAGGGGAGGGTGGATCGGCGGGCGGGCGCGGGCTCGCTGCGCTCGTCGGCGAGCTGCACCGCCCACGGGTGCAGGACGTCGAGCACGCCCCGGCTGGTACGGATGCCAGCGGGCCCGTCGTCGGTTTCGTCGAGGACGGCGGCGAGGTGGTAGGGCAGACCCCCACCGGCCCCGCTGTGGCCGCCCGAGGTGGGGCGGGGTGAGTGCAGGCCGGTCGCTGTGTGTGCGGCGTCGTCGAGGGCGGGTAGCCAGGCGGCGATTTGTGCGAGCATCTGCGTGTGCGTGGGCATTGGCGGGGGTCTCCCTTCCGATTTTAGAGGGGTGGGCAGTACTGATTAAAACGGGGGCTCGGCGGGCATGGGCTGGGATGCCCACGGGGCGCCGCCGCCGGGGGTCACCTACCTGGCGCGGCT